AGGCCGTCGTCGTCGCTGACGGCGTGCCGCCGGTCAGCACAGGCATCTCCTCAAACGACGCCGTAGCGCCGCCTGACGAGCTCGTTGGCGCGATCTGCACGCCAGTGATGGCGAGGACGCCCCAGCGTGCCACAGTCACCGACGACTGGCAGTAGCACCACATATACGGCTTGAGGACTGTTGAGCCGGGAACGCCTGACGTGCCTGCATGAGCACCAAGCACAAGATCCGCCGCGTCCTGTGCGCGATTCCACGCTCGAGCAGATATGGCACCTCGGAGCGACTGGCCTTTTTCAATCCGCCCATCGGGCCGCTGCATCACGTCACTCCAATCCCTAGCAGGGAGAAGTCCCCATCTAGATAGACCTTGTCGACATACACCGCGCTTGGTTGCTTGATGAGTGAATTATTGGACACGGTGTCTTCATAGCGTACCCACAAATATTCATGCCCTTTTTTGTCAACCCCGCTAATGTTGCCAATCGTCTTGTTGGTCACGTTAGGAGAAGCTGCAAAGCGATACGTCAGCGACCACGGCCCTCTCCCTTTGTTGTCGTCCCATTCTTGCGTTCCAGAACAACCGAGAAACAACACTTCCCCAGCTGCAAAACCGCGAAAGGCTCCGTTGTTGACTGTTCCTGTCGTCGCTGCCAGACCCTTTATGTAGGAGCTTGTCACGTACACATTTGGAACATCGTACTGTTCTTGCCACTGCAGTTGCGGCGATACGATATCAACACCATTAACGCCATTTGCATCAACACCAATAGCACCGTTCATCATCGGGGCGCTTGGCGGAAACCTTCTTTCTGGATTTGCTGTAGTGACCGTATTTCCGCTGACAGAAATCACGTCGCCCTGAGCAGCCTGCGTTATGTGCTGAGTACCGCCGGTAGTGTCAAAAGACCGCGAACGCTTCAGGGGAGTGGTGCCGTCATCGACACCATTTTTTTCGTATTGGATCGTTACTTGCCAAGCGTCGTCGCCAAGATAGGAGACGCTGTATTGCTCGGCCATCAGCTGCATTGTCGGCAGGCCAGGGTACTGCCAGTATGTCAGCGTGCTGGCAATGGCGTTGCTGACTTCAGCGTGCACCACAGTGTCGTCCTTCGTGCCGAACACCTTGTATGACTTGGCATATGACGACGTCGCTTTCTTGCCCTTGCGGACAATCGTCGCTTGCCTTGAGTCGCCGTCCTCAATCCAAGTCAGTGCCATTACGCTGCCACCTTTCCTTCTTCGCCCATGCCCTTCGTGTTCTTGTCAATGCTCTCAAGCGTCTTGAGTTGCCGCTCTGCAAGCGAGGAACCAAAACCCATGCCGCCGAGGTTGTTTGACGAGAACGTGCCAGCCACTTCTGCCTTGCTGGTGGCAGAGTCGGAGCCAGCGGCACCGGCACCTGCCGTGGCGGCCTTCTCAGATGACGCAGAAGCAGAATCAATATTTACTCGAGAGAACGCAGCGTAGTAGGCGTCAAGGAGTTTTGACTCCATCTCTCCGCTGACGTTGCCACGCTGCATCAGAGCATCCATACTCGCGCCGATGTTCGTGATCTGGTCCAGCGAGGACGCTGTCTCAAGAGACTTGAGGAGCTCGGCAGCGGTGGCCGCATCTTTCCGCCCTTCGCCCTGGCTTGTCGTGACGTTGGCGAGGTTGCCCTCTGCAGCAGCCGTGGCCGCACTCCTATCATCTGCTCGCTGCTGGTTGGCAGCCTGCCTGGCTTCCTTTGTCGCCTGTGCGTCGTCTCGTGCAGCCTGCTCCCTGTCCTGTCTTGCGGCTTCTGCCTGTGCGTTCTCTGCCGCAGCCTTGTCCGTGCGAGCGTTCACGCCCGGTCGTTCCTGCATCCGCTGCTCGGCTCGTGCGGCGTTCTCGTCCTTGATTGCCTGCACACGCTCTTCCGTGTCCTTCGCTCCTGTGATAAATCCTTGCACGCGAGTCCATGCGATCTGGATGCCAGCGACAAGGTTGTCAAAAGTCGCCATCACTCCGTTGGCAATGTTGTCAAAGAAACCCATGATGAAGGCGCCCATCGTGTTAAGAATCGCCGACGAGTCCGTGTAGATCTTGTCCCATGCGATGTAGATGCCCGTGCCGATGTCCGTGAACACGTCTTGAAACGCAGCCACCCACGGGTCTACGTAAGACATCAACGCTTCCGTGCCACGAAGCCAGCCAGCGACAAGCCCGGCCCACAGCACGTCCATCGCACCGGAGAGATCGCCGGCAGCGACGGCCTCGTAGACGCCGTTGAATGTGGTCGTTGCAGTGGCTGCCAAGTCGCCGAGGACGACGATGCCGTCAGACACGGCAGTTGAGAATCCGCCTGCGATGGCACCGCCAGCCTCAGTCACGTAGCCAGCCAGCCCAGAGAAGGCACCGGCGATCTGCGGCCCGAACTGCTTGACGGCAGCACCAACGCCCAAGGCCGCCGCAGACAAGAGCAGAAGCGGTGCCAGCGGTGCAAGCCACGCAGCTGCTACTGATGCGGCAGACGCCACAGAGCCGGCGACAGCCATTGCAGTAGCGGCAAGATATGTGCCTATTCCTGCCACGGCAGAGCCTACAAACGCAGCCACGCCTCTTGCAGCAGATCCAAGCCAAGCCGCCGACATCGCAGCCGTTGACGCAATCGTCTTGCCTACAGCGCCCGTGAGATTGGCGGCGTACTGTGCCATACGTGCTGACGCACCAGTAGCCCACCAGACAAACGACTTATAAGTGAGAGTCAGCCCGCCGACGATGTCGCCAACAAAGCGAGCCATGCCAGAACCAGACACGGCAAACATTGCACCACGCAAGGCACTTGACGCCATCACGACGCCGTTGAGACCTCGAAGGGTTGCAGAGAAGAATCCAGCACCAGCAGCGATGCCACGGTTAAATCCCGTAAAGAACACCGGAAACATCGCTTGAGCCGCAGTAGATGCGGCACCGCTCATCCGTACAAATCCGGCAGCACTTGACGCGGCGAAGCCAGCCAACGCCGTAGCCGACGACGTTGCAAAGCCAACCATCAAGCTGCCCGCAGCTGCCGCAAAGGAAGCGACAGACGTTGATGCCGTCAACATTGACGATCCGATCGTGCTTGCCAGCTTGATCGTGGCAGGTAATGCCAGCGTGAAGCTCTTTCCTACTCCAGTCACTGTCCCGATCAGCATCGTCAGCGGAGACAAAGCAAACATCGCAGCTTTGCCAATTACAGCAAAGGCGAACGACGTTACTTGAAGCGACAAGCCGAGCCCAGTCAAAGCACTGCCGACCGCTATAGCTGCGACGGCAAACTTTGCAAACCCGGCCACGGCCTCTTGATTCTTGTTGGCAAAGTCCGTCAGTCCATCAATAAATCCCGTGATGAACGGGACGACGCTGGCGAGAGCCGGTGCGACAGCGCCAGAGATTGAGATAGCAAGTCGCTGCATGGCGGCGAGGATATTGCCGCCTGCACCCGCGAGGCCAGACATCAGAATCTTGTATTTCTTGCCGACCGGCAGAGCCTTTGCCATTGCCTCCTTCATGCCGTTAAACCCATCCACGCCGACTTGCGTGAAGATGGTGACGGCACGGATAGCATCTGACCCAAACACCTTCCCGAGGACTGCATCCTTAGTCTGTGCGTCAACGCCCTGGAGCGCCTTTTCAAGCACTCCGATCACGCCAGCAGTATCAAGCAACTGCTTGTCAGCCCCACGGAAGCTATCAAACGAAAGGCCAATCCGTGCAAGTGCATCAACGGCCTCATCTGTAGGCACCTTTAGCTTTTGCATCATCGTTTTGACGCTTGTGCCTGCGTCACTTCCGACGATGCCCTTATTGGCAAGCACCGCCAACGATGCAGACAAATCGTCAATTGACATGTTTGAAGTGGCGGCAACGGCACTGGCTTGAGAGAACGCCTGTGCCATCTCTTCAATGCTCGTTGCCGAAGCATCAGCAGCAGAACTCATTGAGTTTGCAGCAACGACAGAATCAACACCGAAGGCGTTCATCGCCTTGCTCATCACCGTGGCTGCAGTGGCTCCGTCCAGCCCTGCAACCTTTGCAAATTGTAGAGCAGCAGTTCCGGCGCCATTGAGAACAGTCTCCAGCGGAACGCCTGCCTTGAGCAGCTCAAGCATTCCCTGTGCAGCTTCAGTTGGCCCGACGCCAAGGGCCTGGCTCATCTGCATTGCAGACGCTCTGATCTGGTCAATCGTGGCAGAAGTCGCGTTGGTGCTCGCCTTGATGTTGAGCAGCGTTGACTCAAACGCTGCACCCTGCTGCACGGCAGCGGCAATCGGCGCCGCCATGCCAATGCCAGCAGCTGCGAGCCGTCCGCCACCCGAGGCGAGCGACCGGCCCATATTGCCGAGAGACTTGTTGACCCGATTCAGCGCCGAGAAAAACTTCCTCGGATCGGCACCGATCTCGACAAATACGCCACCAGCTCTGACTGCTCCTGCGCTCATACGTGTTTCTGCCAGTCCTTGCCAAACAACCGCTCAATGTCCTGCGGCGTGGCCTGCCTTGGCTTTTCCTTCTTTGCGTAGGGATTCAGTTTTCGCGGGTCAGACTTCGGTGCGCCCTTGTCTCTGTTGATGTTGGCTTGTTGTGCGAGGATGTTGGCTGTGTGCCACCAGTCGTGCTCTAGGCGGCTGTCGCGGGCTGCGAAGAGTTGTCTGACGGTCCACTTGCCTGGATGGACTCCGATGATTCCTGCGGCTTCCCAGACGGCGTCCCAGATGCTCCTGCTAGGCTCTCGATCGTCGCCGTCTCCAGTCCCGCCTCCGCTCTGTCGAGCATCTCGTTTTGAACCTCGTCCATTTTGGACGCGAGAAGCGCAATCATCTTGCGGAGGCGCTGGGGGAAAAAATCGACAAGCTCCTGCTCAAGCGCCTTGGTTGCAGCGTCAAGAGAATCACCACGCAGGCCGTCAAGAAAATCCTCGCGGGTGAGTGACTTGGCCTCCACCTGCTTGGTGAGCAGTGCGTACAGGATCTCGCCGATCTTGGCGTATTGGCTGCGAAGCACTTGGAACGTCTGCGAGATGTTCGCAGCATCCACCATGTCAAAAGGTACAGCCTTGCGATTGCCTGTCTGCTCATCAACTACGTCCACCGTGACGTTGTCGCGAACACGTAGCGCCGACGCGACCGTCAACGCCACCTGCCACGGCCTGCCCTGATCGTCCCGAAACTCACGCATTTCCACCACTCCTCTGCAAGGACTGATCTGTCATCTTTGCATCAATCGTGAACGTGGCCACGCCGTCGATTGGATCGCTCTCTGATATTCCCGTGATTACAGCAAGAAAGCTGAAACTGCCAGCACCACCAGACACCTGCACCGGAGTTCCTGTGTGCATACTTGAAAAAACGCTACTCAAAGCGCTTGAGTCGTTGAGCTCCACAGACACAGAACAGTCGTAGCCAGTCTGATACACCGAGGCTTCTCGGCTGCCGAAAGGATTGATGTCGATAGTGCGAGCCGTCTCTGTCAGCGTCACATTGCGAGCGCCCGAGATGTTGCCGCCGATTGAGATCGTGCAGTCTTTCCCAAGCGTGATCGCCATCAGGTGAATTCCTTGGCCGTCACATTGAATGTTACAGCTCCATCAACGCTGATGTTCTCTGTGACGCTCATCACGGAGAAAGAACTGCCAGCAGCCGCAAGGCTCGTAATAAGCCCCGTAGCATCGTGACACTCAATCTCCCACGTCTTTGTGGTAAACCCAGCCCTTGTTGCCTTGTAGCCAGGGCTGCCGGAAGATCCGCCAATGTTAGAGCGGTTTGAGATGTCGATCGTCTCGCACTCTTCCGTGTACGTGGCCGAGATGATTCCTGTGCCGAACGGCGGCGCGGACGATGCGTCTTTTCCGAGCGTTATTGACATGTGTGATTGCCTTTATGTCAGGTGATTGTGCGGCTGCCGGACACGGTGTAAGTGATGATTCCATCAAGCGGTTGGCTCTGGGAGACATTGGTGCACATGAAGAGTGCGTTTCCAGTCTGCGTGCCAGAAATCGTGAACGTGTTGCCAACGGTCACGCCAGGGTCATCAACGCATTCAAGCTCAATAGTCTGCTCAATAAGAGCCTTGCGAAACTTGCGCGACGTGTCGCCAAACTTGGTAACGTCAACGTCTGACGCAGAGTTCGTGACTGTGGCGCTGCGAGCGTTGCTGACGCCCGAGATGCTCACGTTTTTGCCAAGCGTGATCGTGATAGACGGAGCTGTTGGCATGTGTTGCCCTTGTGTGCGAGTGCCAGCGATGCGGCTGGTTCGCCCAGGGTATGGGCAGAGGTGCCTAAACTAGACCGGGTATGCCGTAGCTAGTTTCTGCCGAGCATGTTCCGCCACTTCTCGTTGGCCTTGCGGACTTCAGCATCCACTCGCTTTGATCCTGCCATGAACGGACGGGCCGGATATCGGGCCATGCGTGTGATGCTCGTCTTTTCCCAATTGCGGCTGAACCGAAATCCGCCGTTGCTCGTGACCCACTGCAGAGCACCGTATTGATACTGGTTTTTCTGTGGACCGCCGCTGCCTTTTTTGAACCGCCCCTTACTGTCTCTTCCGCCTCCTCCTGACTGATTCCGCAAATACGCATTTCTGGCAGCACCGACCCCAATGCGATACGCCGTCTCTTTGACCACGCCGCCGAACTGGTGCAGCTGCGTCAGCCAAGGCTTTGTCTTTAGTGTTCCGATCACGGCAGTCACGCGAGCCGGATCGTAGAAATACATGATGTCCTTGTAGAACCACCTCTTTGGCGACCAAGACCTAATCGGTTGGCCTGCCGGGCGAGGTGTGCCAGATCCATATGCCGTAATGTCAAGGTAGAGTCCACCTGCGAACTCCACAGGCTTTCCGCGTCCCGCTCGCCGCTTTGCAGCACCGCTGATCTTCCCTTTGCCTCGGCCGATCCCTTGTTGTGCGGCTTGCCGAACGTCCCTCCCAAGCAGAGACAACGCCCTTGCGTTCATTTTGCCGATCATGCGACTGACGCGAGGCTTATCAAAGAAACTGCCCTTGATGCTGGCCCGCAGCTTGAGCCGCCCGAGCGTGTCTGCAGACATCTCACGGCGATTGCCACCAATCATGCCGGGGCGGATGAATGCCCGGCTCATGCCAGAAAGCATTGACGGCATAGCAGCCTCCTAGGCGGTCGGCAGCACGTTTGACTCAAACACCCGATACGTCGCCGTGATCACGGCCCGCCAGACGTTCCGCTCAGTCAGTGCGTCGTCAGGATTCAAGTCAATGCTCACAGTCTGCGGGCTCGTTACGCCGGTCGGCCAAATGATACTGGACCCGAAACTATGCGCACGCACTTGGAGCATCACCGAGTCAGCCAAATCAAGCATTGCATCAACGTCAGTGTCGCTTGTGACGTGCCGACCAACAAATACAGTGGCGGTGTAGTCTACCTGCATCATCAGCCGACTAATTCGCGTCACATCTGCATTGCCTGGAACGACGAAGATGTGCGGCACGCTCATAGAGTCAACGTCTAGGCTGGCCCAGTTCTTGCGCTCCACGACAGTGGAAGGAATGCCCCAAGTCACGGACTGTAGCCCGCTAGCAAGTCTGTCGGCAATGGTGCGGAGCGTGCTGCTCATGTTTACTGAACCCAAATATTGAACGCTGTCGAACCGATAGACATTCCATCATTGCTCGAATCACCAATGCGAATGATGTCATTGTTGGCAACGGAAATGGAAACATTGAGCGTATACGTTCCACCGTTCATGCCGTAAGCGTCTTCGATGCTTGGTGGCTTTCCGAGCAATGTTCCGTTCTTGTAAAAGTCCACGCCAAAATCGGAGTAAACTTGCCCAGTAATGCGAACGGTGAACGGTCCTGAACCAGTGCCTACAACTCTCGCCTGCATGCCAGCGATGTTGGATGAGTAGTTTGTTTTCGTGTATGGACTAATCGCTGTTCCGACACCGCTAAACGCAATTCCTGTCCAGATTGAGTTGCGATCTGTGAAGTTGACGCTAGGCCAATATAGGTATGCGCTGTTGCTTGTAACGCTTGTCGCGCCGGTTGATGACAAAACGCACCGATAGGTATCGGTGTCGTGATATACTTGGTTCAAACCCGTTAGGCTCAGCGTGCTCGACGTTGCGCCGGACACATCAGCAAACGAACCATAGCCACCCGTTTGCTTCTGCCATTGGTAGGCAATCGTTCCGCCGCCTGTCACGTTTGCAGTCACGCTGAAACTTGCCGATGTGCCAGTGACCAAATAGTTCGTGGGCTGCGCCGTAATCGTGATCACAGGCGTGCTTGACAACACCTGCGTCGAGCCGAGATACATTGCACTGACGCTTGCCGTTCCAAGATAGAACGCAGACGGCGTTGCTGACCCAAGATAGATTGCCACGGCTCACCCTGAGATGATGTAGAGAGTCGTGGACGATTTGGTGCCGAGAGCCGTATACGCTGCAGATGTCAGGTAGACGATATTAGTGATTGCGTTGGCACCAGTGATCCCACTGGTTGAGCTCGGGATGACGCCGGAAACGTCGGATGACGTGAGCGTCACAGCACCAGTACGCCCTGCCACGCTTGTCACTGCGGCGGAAACGGTGCCTGAGCTGACAGACAGGCCAGTGCCGACGATGACGGCGCCTGCCGTACTTGTCGTCGCTGCCGGTAGACGTGCCGCAGGAATCGTGCCTGTTCCTAAATCGCTGGCCGAGCCCGAGGTGGCAATCGTCGCCAGGCCTGACACGTCTGACGCTGCGATCGTGACGGCACCAGTGCGTCCGGCCACCGTCGTGACGTTTGCCGACACCGTGCCCGTGGAAACGCTCAGGCCGCTGCCAACAATCACTCCGCCGATGGTTGTGGTTGTCGCTGCTGGAATGCGTGCTGCTGGAATCGTGCCAGCGCTCAAGTCCGATGCCGACCCAGACGTGGCCACGCTTGCCAGCCCAGTGATTGTGCTGGCGGCCTGCGTCCCCGTGTGGTTTGCCCGTTGGATAGCGTAAGCCTGGACGGCAGCATCAGCAGCTGCTTGAGCAGTTGAGACAGGCTTTGATGCGTCTGAAGTGTTGTTGCACGCCGAAAGACCTACGTCGCTTGATGTCAGCGTAACGGCACCAGTGCGGCCCGATACGCTGGTCACGTCTGCGGCAATCACTCCAGAAGTAATTGAGATGCCGCCGCCGTTTACCTTCACGCCTCCGAGCGTGGTAGATGAGGCAGTCGGCAATGTGTACGACGATCCTCCAGAGACCGTCACAGCACCAGTCTGGCCGTTCACTGACGTGACCGGAGAAGCCGCCGCCACTGCCGTTGAAAAATCAGTAATCTGGCTAGCAGTGTGAGTGTGCGATGTGCTTGCCTTGCCAGAGAGCGCCGACGTTAGAGCGGCCTGAGCTCGAGCGTCTGTGAAATAGAGATTCGTGCTGCCTTCCGTGACGCTGTCTGTACTGCCGGGCGAAGGACTGATTTCCACGTACCCGCTGCCGCTCCACCGCCAGAGCTTCTTGGTGTCAACAGCCACGTAGAGCTTGCCGCTTTCTCCAGTGCTTGGCAAAACTGAGTAGCTGGCGTACTCCATTACGTCGTCAACAAAGCTCGGCAGCTGGCTGGATGGCACAGTGCCGTTGACGAGAGTGGCGTAGGTGCCGCTGGCCTGCTTGGCGTCCAAAGCAGTTTGGAGCCCAGTCACGTCCGATACGACATGCGAATGACTTGAAGGAGCGAACGTGCTCGGCACGCCCGTCAGGCCTGTCCACGGCATGACTGCCGCGTGCGTGTGATCGGCTCTTGCCGCAACGATCGCCGAACCGGCCGAAGCAGTCCCAAGTGGCTGCGGCGTCTCGTCGGCCAGATTGACTGTGCCAGCCGGACCTTGCGGACCCGTGCTTCCGGTGTCGCCTTTCTGCAGGACAAGATTGAGGACCTGATTTGGCGCTGTGCCGGTGATGGTCGCCGCAGCTGTACCGCTGGTGACAGTTCCAATCGTCAGAGCGTTCGCCGGTCCTGCTGGCCCCTGCGGCCCGGTGGCTCCAGAGGTTCCGGTGCTCCCCGTGCTGCCTGTGCTTCCGGTGTCGCCCTTTGGCAGCACAAGGTTCAGCGTCTGCGTTGGAGCCGTGCCGGTGATCGTCGCCGACGCTGTCGTGCCAGCACTCACAGTCCCGATTGACAACGAGTTTGCCGGACCTGTCTGGCCAGTAGCACCTCGATCGCCAGTAGCGGCAATGGTCACGTTGACCGTGTCGCCATTGCCGACAGTCGGGCTGATCGTGCTTCCACCGTTTACGCTGACGGATATTTCGCTCATGCGCCGGGTGCCTTTGGAATGCAGAGTCCTGCCAGAATCGTGCGAGTCATTGAAGTGCTAGGCGTGATCCAACGCAGCGACCAACGGTAAGTGATGCCAGGAGACAGCACAGACGTTTGCGTCTCTATCATCGACAAGATGATTGAGCCAGTGCTTGCATTCACAACCTGTATCGTCGGGACGACAACGATTGAGCCGACCGTCGTCACGGTGCTGCTGCCTCCTCCAGCAAATCCAGAAGAAGACGAAACGTACACCCTGGAATCAAGCGTGTAGCCGGTGATGCTCTGCCCGAGGTTTATAGCGATATTTACTTCGTCGCCAACCACAAACGTGACATCAAGCTGGCCTGGCAGCAAAGAGAATACGTTAGACATCGCGGTTCACCTCGGCTGGCGATTGTCGCCGCAAGATGCCACCGAGAGACCGGCTATGCCTGCACTATGATGCTTAAGATACGTCAACTCACCACCACACTGACGGTGCCTGTGATTGGATACGTTGAGCGATAGATGCCGTAGCTCGCTGCGGCTTGGCCTGAGAACGTGATCGTTCTGGTTGTTGTTTCCCAGGACGACGAACTCAATCCGCTTACGGCAAAGCTGGGCGTGCCAAACGATGTCGGCAGGACGACGTACAGATACGCTGTCGCCGCCGTAACCGTGCGGGACTGTGCTCGAGATCCTCCAAGGTCAGTGGAGAGGCTGGCGACGATCTGAGCGTCTGTAATCGCTGCTGAAGCAAACGAGCCCCAGAAGCGACGCAGGAGCGTCGGAGCGGCCTGCGAGGACTCTGCAGTTGCTACTGTGTGCACGCGCACCGTCTGCCTGAACGTGTCGCCGTATTCCCACCAGGCCGTGTTTCGAGGACTCGCCACCTCGTATGTGACATCAATGCCGCCAATCTGCTCAACAATCTTGTCGCCACGCATTGGCTCGCCAAACGGCAGCGATCCGGCGCGGATGATGAAATCCCTGCTCTGCCACGTCTCAACGACGCCGCTTGTGTTCTGCGCCTCAAATTGGCTTCTGCCGATTGTGGCGTTCACAATGCCGTAATCTGCACCGCGATAGTAGCGACACGGCCTCGCCGCACCCGCTGCCAACTGGTCAGCGAGCCAAGCCGCACCGCTGGCAAGTAGGTCGGACATGCGCACCTCTTCCCGCAAGACCGCTGGCGGCGCGGAAAGGATGACGCGACCGCCAGCGGCTTGCAGTGTGGACGAATCAACTCAGCCGATGTTGAGCAACACCGGCACGGTGGCATCGCCGGATGCCGCTGCTTCCGCAGCCTTGCCAGCCCGCTTGTTTCCGCTGCTTGTGGTGGTGACGTTGCTGTTTGTCGAGTCCCAGTAAACGATGGCACCTTGACCAATCGCACCGGAAGCCTTCGGCAGCTTAAAGACACCTTCAACCGCCACCGCACCGAGAGCGTTTGCAGCAATCGGGCGAGGAGCGACGGTCACAAGGTCATTGAGAACAACCACGGCACCGACAGCCACCGCCGAGCTCGGCGTGTAGTTGATAAGGTCGCCGTCCTGAACGTAATCGGCCATAAGATCACCTGCTTTCTTTGAAAATGGGTTGAAGTGTCATGCCGCCGGGCGGGCTTGTGTTCCCGCCCGGCGGTCACGGTTTTCGTTCACGATCAAGCGGTGGCCATGCGGTAGCACGACAGCGACTCGGCCTTGGTGACACCAAAGTCGAAGAAGCCACGCATTGCCACGCCGAGCAGCTGGTAATCCGGTGCCACCTGTTCGATGGTCGGAGCCTGCTGGCCGTTCAAGAACACCACGTCAAGCGCTGGAAGGTCCGCAGCGTCGGCGGCGAGCCACCACGTCGTGGCCGACGTGAGGTAGTTCGACACAACAACGCGATACCGACCCTGCAGCACGTTCGCTGAGGGCTCCTTCGTCGTGTTGCCCGAGACGAGCAACGCCGAGGTCATGAGCTCCGCAGCGGTGATCTCGAGCTCCGGCGGAACAAGCAGCACGCGGGGCTGGATGCCCAGAGGATTGCCGTCTGGATCGGTCAGCTTGCGGAAGGCGGTCGTGGCCGTCTTCAGCGAGGACAACGACAGAGCATTGCCAGCAGCAGCGGTCGCCGCCTGGTAGTAGCTGCTGTTGCTGCTCAGGAACTCCGACCAGATGGCTTCGTTCATGGCGAGAGCCGCACCACGACCCATGCGCTGCGGGATCTGCGACAGAGCGTTGAGATCGTCGTTGATCATGTCCTGCCGCGTCAGCTGAGTGCTGATGCCGTAGGTGTCAGCAGCGACCGAACGCTTCGTATCGGACGCCTGAGCGACCTTGAGCTCACCAGCGTTGCCGACCTTCTTGAACTTCATGTCGCCGTTGAGACGCAGGAGGTTGATTGCCTTGAAGTCGTTGACCGACCGCACGGCACTGACTTCCTGCCACGAAGACTCGACGGCGTTAAAACCGTTGAGCAGGAACTTGTTGACGAGAGCGCCAAGCAAGTTACTGATGTCGTGCGTCGCAAACGCCGCCTTGATCACCGGCTCGGCATTACCAGCGGAAATCCGGCTCGGGCCGGTGTAGCCGTTGGCACGAGCAGCCTCAATCAGCACCTCGCCGATGCTGGTCGTCCGCTTGAGCTTGTCGGCAGCTTCCAGCGTGCGACCGTCAAACGCCTTGTCGGCATTCGGCAGACCGCCTTGCAGGCAAAGAGCCGCTTCGATGACCTTGTCGTTCTTCACTTCCTCGACGACGTGGACAGCCGGGGCGCGGCTCTCACGGGTCGCTTGGACTTTCTGCATGTTGGCAACTTCCTGCTTGAGGGATTCGATCTCGGCCTTGAACGAAGACACGTCCACGCTGGCCTCAACCTTGGGCTCCACGACGACATTCGCCGTGGCTTCCACCTTGGTCTCAGTGACCTCGGCGGGCGTTTCGTTGGCGGATTCCGCCATGAGTAGCTCCTCTGCCTCTTCGGCAGCGATGCGGGCCGACGTTGCGTCATCGGCACCCAAGGTCACAAAGGAAACCTCCCGCAACTTGGAGGCTTTGACGATGCGGACTGGACCCATGAAGGTCTGTCCGTTGACGGTTACAGATTCGCCGGCGGCAACCTTTTGATGCCGCATCACGTCGGCACCAACAGACGCCTGCCACGCGAATCCCTTCTCAGCCAAGGCAGTCACCTGCCGTGCAAGCTCAGACTCCGCGAGGATCTCGCCCTCGACGTAGAGGCGGCCGTTCTCGGCACGAACGCTGGTAGCCTGCCCGAGGATTGAGCCAAGCGTGTACTCATGTCCCATCACAATCGGGATGCGCTGGTTGTATTTCATGCCAGCCAGGTCGATGACGATCGGCTC